AGCCGTTCTACAATTCAATCAATTGTGGACGAAGGTCCGCAGTATGGCCAAAAGTACCGTTCTGGGATTGCTGTCTCCGGCGGCTCGAAAGCCTACTGCGGATTTTTGTTACCAGAAGATAGGAGACAGCAAATGAAAGAGCAAATGAAAGTGAAGGAATGGCTTGATATGGGGAATGGAA